CCGGTGATCGTTTGGTGCTCTACGGTTACTACATCGATGAAGTGAAACTTGCTAAGAAAGATCCGGCCGTTGCGGCTGTTGCAATTCCATACATCGATCCGAAAGTTCGGTTTGAAGTAGTTTCCGCTAAACGTGGGCGACGTCAAGTAGTTGCAGTGAGTTTGAGATGTCACGCGGAAGGCGCGTGTTTTCCTCACCCTGTGATGAACGATGCCTATTCAACGATTGCCGGGGCAGCGACGCGTTTAGCGCTGCTTAAACCTCCGTTTGACCGCTCACTCGAAGCGAGTCTAACAAATTTTGTCCATGATTGGTGCGATTTTTACGTGAAGCCACTTCCGTTCGACACCGACCTAACTGTAGAATCATGGCTACCTAAGACTGCGTATAGTGCTCTTCGTCAGGCTCAATTGCTTGCAACCCACTACGCAGAACGGCCGAAGCGTTGGCGCGCCTGTAAGTCATTCATCAAAGACGAGTTTTATATCGAGCCGAAGGCTCCGCGCACGATTAATTCACGCTCTGATTGGTTCAAAACAATGGTTGGTCCGATATTTCATGCTATCGGCGAAGCGGTCTTTGCGCTCCCTTGTTTCATTAAGCACGTTCCCATTGAACAACGTGTTGAACATATCATTGAGGTCATCAGCATGTTAGGTGCTGAGATCGATGAAACTGACTTCTCCAGCTTCGAGGCTCACTTCAAAAAGTTGATTTTGAGCCTGATACCCCACGCCGTGTATCGTCGTTACCTCATTAACCTTATGTCACGAATGTGTGTCAAGATCTTCCTTGAATTTATTGAGGATGTCATCGAGGGTCCGCAGAAGCTTTATTTTGCGAAGGTTATTATTGATCTCGTTGAAGCCGAGATGTCTGGGGAGATGTCGACGTCGTTGACTAACTCGCTCACTAATTTGATTCTCTACTGCTGGCTGTTATCACGTAAGTATGGCCGGAAAGTGTGGGAATGCAAGGGTGTGTTTGAGGGTGACGATGGCATCAATGCACGTAGGCCTGAGCATAGATTGTCGCAAGACGATTTTAAGCAAGTTGGCTTTGAATGCAAGATGAAGACCTCGACGGACATTTCAGGCACGGATTTCTGTTCCCTCATATTTGATGAGGTTGAGCGAATTCCTGTAACAGATATAGTGAAGGTCTATATCAAGTTTGGTTGGGGCACTGGGCAGTTCATTTGTGGAAACACAATGAAGTGTCTTGAGCTCTTGAGAGCCAAATCTTTTTCCATTCTGTACCAATATCCTGGTTGCCCTGTTCTCTACGAATTAGCTCGTTACGGACTGCGTGTGACAAAGTGGATTCGCATGGAGCGGTTCTTCAAGAGAGCCCATGGTAACAGACGTGATATGGAAATGTTTCAACGAGCCTACGCCAAGCGGTTTGAACTTGAAAAGATTCAGTTCAAAGAATGTCCTCGCACACGCGAGTTGATATCCCGCCGTTTTGGCCTCAGCGTTGCTGAGCAGCAGGCTGCAG